CCAGACGGTATTCTTATAGAGAAGAAAGCAACCGGAGCGCCGTTGATCTATGAGCTTAGGAGCATGGGAATACCCGTGCAGGAGTACACCCCAAGCCGAGGAAACGATAAGATAGCTCGCTTAAATAGCGTGGCTGACATCATTGCGTCTGGCAAAGTCTGGGTTCCTGAGACACGTTGGGCGGAAGAGTTAGTCGATGAGATTGCAGCTTTCCCTAGCGGCGAGCATGATGACTTAGTGGATGCCACGACACTGGCGCTAATGCGCTTTAGGCAGGGTGGATTCTTGCGTTTACCAACTGACGAGCCGGAAGAAATTAAGTGGTTTAAAGGCCGTAGAGCTAACGAGAAATACTACAATATATGAGCACACTTACTTGTATGTATTACGAGAAAGCCATGCCAAAGGCTTTTTGTAACTACGTTTTAAGTTCAATAGATTGGTCAGTAGCAAAATCAGGCACTGTGTTTAAAGAAGATGGGGCTGAGTTAAAAGAAAACTTACGTAGGGCAAGTATAGTTTCACAGGACTTAATGTCACCTATAGGTTCAGTTTGTAAGAACTATCTAATAGATGGCGAACGCAATGGTCAGTGGGCTGCAACTATTTGTGACTTTGACGTGGTTCAGATCATAAAGTATACCGAGGGCGGACATTACGCATGGCATAACGACGTTTTGCCCGCCAAGGATGGCAAAGTGCGTGGTGTGTCATTAGTGATGCTACTAAACGACCCAGCAGAGTTTGAAGGTGGGCTGCTACAGATTAAAGACAAAAGCGACAACCTCCTTAAAAACAAGGGGGACATAGTTGTGTTCGATCCAAAAGCCGAACACCGTGTAACACCGGTCACGAGTGGCGTTAGATATACCGCCGTGTGCTGGGCATATAAATTCTACGAGGAATAATCATGGCAATCGACAAGGGTCTATACGCAGCGCCCGTAGGGCTTGAGCAAATGATGAGCGCTCCAGACATTGAAGTAGAGATTGAAAATCCAGATGAAGTAAATATTGGTATGGATGGCATTGAGGTTCAACTGCGTCCTGAACCAAAAACATCTGAAGACTTTGACGCAAACTTAGCAGAGTACATGGATGAGAACGTCATGCAGTCGTTGGCAAGTGATCTTATTGAGGACTTTGAAAAAGATACGCGAGACCGCAAAGAGTGGATACAAGCATACATTGAAGGTATAAAACTTTTAGGTTTGAAGTACGAGAACCGTACGGAACCGTGGTCTGGCGCGTGTGGCATATTCCATCCGATGTTAGCTGANAGTGTTGTGCGGTTTCAATCAGAAGCAATCACTGAGACGTTCCCAGCAATGGGGCCAGTAAAGACTAAGATCATTGGTAAAGAAACGGTAGAGCGCAAAGAGTCTGCTGAGCGTGTTCAAGAGGATATGAATTTCCAATTGACAGAAGCTATGCCTGAGTATCGCCCAGAGCATGAAAAGCTTTTGTGGTCGTTACCACTTGCAGGTTCTGCGTTTAAGAAAGTGTATTTTGATCCAAGTAAAGGTCGTCAAGTAGCTATGTTTGTTCCCGCTGAGGACATCGTAGTTCCTTATGGCGCATCTAATTTAGAGTCTGCTGAGCGCGTAACCCATGTCATGCGCAAAACAGAAAACGAAGTTATTCGTTTACAAGAAGCAGGCTTTTATCGTGACATAGATTTAGGTGAGCCTGTTGTTGAGCTTGACGACATTGAGAAGCAGAAAGCTGAAGAGCAAGGCATTACGGTTACGCAAGATAATCGCTATAGATTTCTTGAGATGAATGTTGACTTAGATTTGCCCGGCTATGAGCACAAAAACAAAAAAGGCCAGCCTACAGGTATAGCATTACCGTATGTGGTTACTATAGAGAANGGCACTAGAGAGGTNTTGGCTATTCGTCGTAATTGGTACGAAGACGANAANCTNCATCTAAAGCGCCAACACTTTGTTCACTATCAATACATACCGGGCTTTGGCTTTTATGGATACGGACTCATTCATCTCATCGGGGGGTATGCGAAATCAGCCACGATGCTCATTCGTCAGTTGGTTGATGCCGGAACCCTTAGTAATCTTCCCGGTGGACTCAAATCACGTGGACTCCGTGTTAAAGGCGACGACACACCGATTCAGCCCGGTGAGTTCCGTGACGTGGACGTGCCCAGTGGGTCAATACGGGACAACATCCTGCCATTGCCATACAAGGAACCAAGCCAAGTACTCTACACCCTCTTCAACCAAATAGTTCAAGAAGGTCGCTCGTTCGCTTCTAGTGGAGATATGAAAGTTTCCGACATGAGCAATCAAGCTCCTGTGGGTACTACGCTAGCTATTCTGGAACGTACGTTAAAGGTAATGTCAGCGGTGCAAGCACGTCTGCACTATTCGATGAAGCAAGAGTTCAAACTTTTGAAAGTAATCATTGCTGACTACACACCAGATGACTACGACTATGAGCCAGAAGAAGGTAGCCGTCGCGCTAAGAAAGCGGACTACGACCAAGTAGATGTAATTCCAGTTAGTGATCCTAACGCCGCAACAATGGCGCAAAAAGTTGTGCAGTATCAAGCTGTTTTGCAATTAGCTCAGAGCGCACCGCAGTTATATAACTTACCGCTCTTACATCGTCAGATGATTGAAGTGTTGGGTGTAAAGAACGCAGCCAAACTTGTACCGGTTGAGGATGATGAAATACCAACTGATCCAGTACAAGAGAATCAAAACATTCTGACAGGTAAGCCTGTTAAAGCGTTTATTGAGCAAGAACATCAAGCGCATATCACTGTGCACATGGCTGCTTTACAAGACCCAAAAATATTGGCGCTTGTAAGTCAAAGTCCTGCAGCGCAATCAATGCAAGCAGCTATGGCAGCACATATTAGTGAACACATTGCGTTTGAGTACCGTAAGCAAATTGAAGCGACTATTGGTCTGCAACTTCCAACTGAAGAACAGAACAAGCAGATGAAACCAGAGATTGCAGCGCAAGTGGCTCAATTAGCAGCACAAGCAGCACAGCAGTTGTTGACTAAGAATCAAGGGGAAGCAGCGCAACAACAAGCGCAGCAAACTGCACAAGACCCAATCATTCAAATGCAACAACAAGAACTACAAATCAAACAGCAAGAGTTGCAACTCAAAGCTCAGAAGCAACAGCAAGATGCTATGGCTAAAACTGAACAACTCCGCATAGAGCAATCTCGCATAGTTGCGCAGAAAGAGATCGCAGCGATGCAAGTAAAAGCTACTGCAGCTACAGCGTTGGATAAAGCACATAGGCAGCAACAAACAGATGGCGTTCGTATGAACGTGGATATAGCTAAACATAAGAGTACGTTAGATCATCAGAGGCGTCAGAACGCAATGCAAGCAATACAAGCCGCTAAACAGAAACAACAAACACCTAGTAAAGGGGATTGATGGACGACAAGGTACTGAAACATCTCATCAGTAAGCTAGTGGAAATACGCGAAGACCAAGCTGCTTTTGTCGCTCAAGGTCGCGCTGCTGATTTTGCCGAATACCGGCACTCCTGCGGGGTAATCCGAGGGCTAAGCCTCGCAGAGCAAGTATGTAATGACCTCGTGCAACGATTGGAGACTGATGATGACGACTGAAATACTAATTGGACATGATGTAGATAACGTAGAAGCAGTAACGGCTTTGCCGGACACGCCAGAACGTAAAGCTAAACAAGTCCCTGAACCTAAAACGTACCACATTTTAGCTGTAGTTCCTGACGCTGAAGATCAGTTTGAAAGCGGTTTAGTAAAAGCAGAAACCACTATTCATTATGAAGAAGTGCTGACCTCTGTGCTGTTTGTTATGAAACTAGGCCCTGATGCCTATAAAGATAAAAAGCGGTTCCCTAGTGGCCCGTCTTGTAAAGAAGGTGATTTTGTAATTGTTCGACCCAATTCCGGCACTCGTTTGAAGATTCATGGCCGAGAGTTCCGGATTATTAACGACGACTCGATAGAGGCTGTAGTCGAAGACCCCCGTGGTATTTCACGTGCTTAAGGAGAAATAAATGGCAAATTTTAAGTTCCCAGATGAACTAGATGGTGATGACGGCGAAGATTTTGCCGTTATGCCTGTGGGGGAGG